TCATATCTAAATAATTCACATTTTAAAGAATATACATAATTTTTCTGAAGTTGATAAAAAGGTTTTTCGTGCTCTACAAATTTTATTTCAAACAATCTGTTTCCTAATGGAAAATATATTAAATCACCCTCTTTTGGTCTTGTTGAGAGTTTAATGTTTGGTTTATTTTTAATCAACGGTGAAATATAAGTTTCAAATCTTTCTTGAGATATAATTAAAACTATTTCTTGAGATGATTGAATTCCAAATTTTGTTAATAATGTGGTATTTTCTGCATATCCCTCATAGTTTTCTACGTATGCTTCTAATGGGTACGCATCAACAAATTCCGATTGAATTACCTCCTTTATAATAGTTTTCTCGGTCATATATTTTCTTGGTAAGTAATAAACTTCAACACCATACATTCTTAACTGTTCGTTAATTAAGTCTTGTATTAGATTTTGTTCGGTATTAGAACCTTGAAGAAAAAATGGATTTAGCATTATCCAATCATATCCATAGGAGGAAGTTCATAAGTATTTGTCATTTTTTCTATAATAGTATCTAATTCTTTTTGAGCATCATCGTATATTTGCCTTCCATTCAATTCTATTCCACCAGGAAGTTTTACTCCTTGAAATTTAATTAAATTTTGCCCCCATTGCCTCTTAATTAACGAAGTTAGATATGGTTTCAAAAATGAATCATTCCAAATTCGACTATAATCGTTTGGATCTAAAGTACTAAAACAATCAATAATTAAATAATTTCCAACACCAACAGATCCCCAATCAATATCTAGATATAATCTATCTTGTCTCTTGTTAAATCTGATTTGTTTTTGAGGATTTAAAAGAAAATCAAGATCTTCAAGATATGTCTTGACCATTGCATAACTCAATAATTCAGTTGTTCCCCAATAGTAAATATCATTTAAAAATAATTGATATTTAACACTAAACATATTATGAGTAATGGTATTTGAACCATCAAATTTAAAAATTCTATTTACTCCGATTATATTTGGTGGTACTTGTAAGTAATTACTATTTTCAGTATATGTAAATGTTGTTGCAGTTCCTACAATATTTGTTGTTGCCGATGTGGTTGCAAGTCCAACTACAGAGTTATTTCCTGGAGCTCTTCCTCTATTAATATCATTTTGAGTTACCTGATACTTAAAATAAGCCCGATAAACTCCATCAAAATGACGTTCTTGAAATAATTGTATTGCATCATCAACTAAATCATCAATTTGCTCATCTGCAACATTAATTTCAAGCACTGGCGCACCTAACTTTCTTTTACAATAATCTATTAATTCTTGTCGATTAGTTGGTTGTGCCATTTATTCTCACTATTTTTTAAATATTTATAGTTATAAACTAATCTTTAAGATCTTTCAATTAAATTACGCAGTAATAATTTAATTTCATCTAAATCATTTTTTATATGAGAAACATCATCTTCAAGATTTTTTATTTTTTCATTTTCATTTGTTTTTGTGTTTCGTCTATTTAAATATTCTTGATACTCTATCATATTTGTATTAACAATTGAATTTGTTTTAGAGTCTCTTAAAAGGTGAGAATGACCTTCAACTTTTACATAATTCATATTATGCTAATGCAATTACTCTTAAATCCTTAAATCTTGGCACAAAAACTTGATTTGTAGATGTCATAATAATTTTGATTCGGTAAGATCTAAATGCAGGTAATTGATCTGCAGTAAATATATATTCGGCAAATGAAACATCAGTCGGTAAAAATCCAGTATTTGATGTTAATGGAACAAATATGTCTGGATGTCCATTATTATTTTGAACATTGATTACTTGTCCTTTACTATTAAGATTTTCATATCCTGGAAATGGAATAAAAATGGGATTAAAGTTTTCATTTTCACTGATTGCATAAAACGCACGAATATCAGAATAAAGATTATTATATGCACTGAGTAATATTTTAATTGATGTTCCTGGATTTTCTAAAGTAATTTCTTTTGAAAGATACTGAAATGCAGTCGGATCATCAAATATACTATTAACTCTTGAATCTTCTGCATAATTTGAAATTACGCTATTGACTCGATTTGAAGTTAATATTACACTTACTCTTTGAGTATCAATAACTGGGCTCAGTCTACTATCAACTGTATTTAAGAACACTCTTAAATTCAATGATTTATTGCCTGGAAGTGTAGAAAGATATTGAGTCTCATTCACTTTCGATGCAATTATTCTTGAACTATCAAGATAATTTACTTGATTTAATGTAATATTATCAAATCCAGTATCAATAAATGGTATTTCATTTCCACTAATACTGGATCCAGTTATTGTTCTGATTTCTGAACTCAATGATGTTCCAGTTACAGTAACGTTTTGTACTATTGGAGTAATGATTTCAAATGGCATATTTTGTGATGCCTTTACATTATATCCTCCTGCAGATTTTGTTTGATTTAAATAAAGAGTAGGATATCCAGATGATGTGCTTCTTGCTGTTCCAGTATTCGATGAAGTATCTAATTTAATTGTATAAGAATCAAATGTAATTGAATTTGCTGTGGTTACAACAGATAAATCGTGTGTCTTATTAATTCTTCTTAGAGAAACTCCACTCAGTTCATACTTATAAACTGGAGTTCCAGTTACATAATTAATTGGATTTAAACCTCTTACAATTTGACCACCAATGGAACCAGTAGAGGTTGATGTATATGAAATAATTTCATTTCCAATTAAAAGATATCCTACATTTGTTGTTCCAACACCAACGTTTTCAAAAGTTGAAAATGAAGAAGAATCATCAACAAGAATTGCTGATGTGGAATCTGAAGTATAGCCTGATGTTAATTTCGTTGGTTTAACATCAGAAATTGCTCCAGAAATTGATACCAGATTTGTGTTTGAATACATTCCGTGATTTTTATGATTTACCACGATACTTAATCCATCACTTACCACATCAATGGTAGAAATTAAGACATTTCCCCCATAAGCAGAATTTAAAGTTGTAGTAATTCCAGAATTATTAATGTATTGAACAGTTTTACCAGATCCAACTATAAAATCTCCTTGAACATTATCAAGAATAAGTTGATTAACTCCTGTAATAATGCCAACAGAAAATCTTGCGTTTTGTCCGATTGAGAGATTACCAATCGTTGTAATTCCAAGAACATCACCAACTTGATATCCAGACCCACCAGACACAATTGTGACTCCGGTAGATACAATTGAACCATTTGATATTGTTATATTTGCCGTTGCTCCTTTTCCATTTCCGGTTATTGTGTCTAAATTTACGGAATTATATGTGGCAGATCCTGATGATGGAGTGTAACCAATTCCAGCATTAATTACATTTAATGTTCCTGTTGTTATTCCTGCACTTCCAACATAATTACCGGTTGCATTGCTTCCTAATTGAAGAACAGTATTTCCAAGAGTTAGTTCACTATCTTGTACTGTGGTTCCCAATCCCACTCTAATTTTTCTTGAATTTAATTTCAAAGAATCTGGAAGTAAAGTTGCAATTTGATTGTTACCCTCTGCCAATTCAGGATTGTAGAATTCTACAGATCCAGATTCAATAAAATCAGCCCTGTAGAGTGTGAACTTTAAATCTTCCCATTGACTTGGTTCCCAAGTAGAGGCATTTTGAGATTTAAATAAAGAACCTAAAGTTGGTTGATTTGAAATAAATGTCTGAGTTAAAATATCATTTTCACCAATTCTACAAATATAAACACTATATTTTGTAGAAATTGACGCAAGACAAACACAATATTCTTGGCCACCTTCAAGATATACTGGTGATTTAAATTGAAAAGAAGTAGCAACAGACCCATCACCTGATGTGGAAACTTGATTTGGTTCTAATATAATTTCAGAAAAGGGAAGAATTTTTCTTGTTGGAAATCCTCCATTCATAGTTCTGATTTGAAAAGTTACAGGAATATCAGTATCATCTTTTGATCTGAAAAATACATCACATCTAGTTAAAAATACTCCTGTGCTGTCTTCTACTAAGAATGATTGTGCAAGAGGATCATACCAAACAATATCAACATTTTGTTTGGTTGATTGAGAAACTATTTGAGTTGAAATAACTTGTGTTCCCGTTGTTCTTGAAACTGCCTTGCTTTCAAATTCTTGTTTATTTTCAATTCTTGCATTTCTTACAGAAATAATATTTTCTTGAACAGTTTCTAAAGTCCCACTTGAAGTAAATCCTTCTTCAGCAATTGTCGTTGCTGCATTTTGATCATTTAAATCATTATTAATGATTGTAAAAACTTTTGATCCTGTTTCAAATTTTGGGTGAAGATTATTATTTGGATTTGGTATGTTAAAACTTCCAATTAAAGTTGCAGA